GAGTAGAAGCCGGGAACGTACAGGCGGGAATGGCGCTATGTGCAGCTAGACGGGAAGAGGCTGCTAACAGGGGCACAGAATATCATGGTGCTATAGAGATGACGCTAAAGACTGGAACGCTTCCTGGTGATCCTGCATTAGCTAATGCGTGTAAGGCGGCAGCAGGAATCCTATTGGATAGGCACTTGTCTGCATACGATTCGGAAGCGTGTTTCGTATTCAAAGGCGAGGTTGAAGGTGTTCACTATGCCTTTGGTGGTACGCCGGACATTGCATCTCCAACATGGCTGCTCGACTGGAAAACAGTTGGTGAAGGTGGGCGTGATCCCAAAATTGAGGGAAGTGGCGCAGCTAGCCGCTTATCGGCTAGGGACTAAATTCCCTAATGCGAAGTGTGCAAACGTATACTTCTCAAGGGAGTCTGGAGAGATGCTTCTATTCAAGGAGTGGTCGGAGCAGGAACTAAAATATGGATGGGAGTATTTCTCCTATGCGTACCGTATCGCTGAGTTGAACAATTCGTGGAAAACTATTCAGAAGGCATAATATGAAGGATTCAGTGTTCCGTGAATATGAGCGCTTCTTCGATGAAGGAGGAATACCTATGTGTTCCTATTCGTCTGGGCGGTGCGAGCTTCTATCTACAATTAGTTTCAAGGGTGAGTTCTTCGCCTTTTGTAGAGCTACTTCCATTGACAAGGTTAATGGATTGTATCCACGCGCAATGATCGGATGTCCACTTCACCAATTAGATGTTGATCACAAGCGCAGGTTTAAACCGCCAGTACCAGAAGAAGTAACTGCATACGGAGCTACAATAGGCTTCGAAATAGATGGAAACAAGTTCGTTGACTACTATCAAACACGAGGGTGGAAAATAAAAGATAAAGTAATGGCGGATTGGAAGGCCGCTGTTAGAACTTGGAAGACAAGACATAACAGCAAAACCCAAGGAGGAAAGCCCGTGCAGGGCGGCAAGTTCGTAGTATAGACTTGTAAAAGTTCAGCAAATAGAGGATGAATAATTATCTTGGAGGTGCGCCGTGGTTGTCGTGCCGGGCGCATTACTCCCTAAAACAAAGGAGAATGCAATGAGTAATTTAACTGTTTGGAAACAGCTTCAATCAGTGCCTAATGAAGCGAAAAAAGAAATCAAAGGCGGACGCCTGTCTGGAATGACTGACATATCTCCATTATGGAGATATCGCCAAATGACAGAGACTTTCGGACCAGTTGGGTTCGGATGGAAGTTCGAGGTAATCCGTTTCTGGACGGATGAAGCGGATGTGAAGGATTCAGTGAAAACACGAGCATCACATGTTCATGTACGTCTATGGGTAAAGGTGGATGGAGAATGGAGTGCCGGAATTGATGGAGTAGGCGGGTCCATGCTAGTAGCCAGCGAGAAGAACGGACTATACCATTCAGACGAGGCGTACAAGATGGCCCTTACGGATGCCCTAAGCGTCGCTATGAAGGTGTTGGGGCTTGGAGCGGATGTTTACTGGTTCAAGGGTAGCAAATACTCTGAGGAGGCTCCTAATAGCCTTCCTGAGCCTATGGTGAAGGCTGTCCCTAAAGTCCCCATCAAGAAAGCGTCGGCACTGACTCCAGTTGCAGACAAAGACGAAGATAAGCTCGAACGCTTCAAATCATCCATGATGGTGTTGGAAGAGAAGAAAGAAGGAACTATTGAGGAAGCTATGAAGCAGCACGGCCATAAGTGTCTAAATGATGTTCCTGCTGAATCACGCAGAGACATCTACCTATGGTCTGTCACCTACTCAAAATAAGGGAGAAATATGAATGCGGATAGAATTATTGATTCACTTATACGCTCTGATACAGCTTGCAGAAGTGTAGCACTAATTAGGTTCCTAGAAGGAAAGGAGTCTAAAGTAGTTGAGTTATCGAATGCGTATACTTCATGGCAGGAGCTATTGGATGCTTCTTCAGATGCCCTGTTCGATACATCCCAAACAAAGGAAGAATATATCTCTGCATCGAGAGATGAGGCGGCAGCGCTTGCACATTACGAGAAGCTCTTAGCTAAAACTAGGGAGTATCTTGGCTCTCTTGTGACGGATTATACCTTCATCATCACTGGAGAGGATGTGAAGATGCTAAACGCATTAACCGTAGGTGATCTTAAAATCTACAAATTCAAATGCGAACCGTAGAATTGAGGAATAATGAGCGAGTTAGGACAAAACGAGATAGAGAGAAACGTGCTTGTTTGCGTAATGACCGAGTATTCCTCGGTTAATGATAAAGTCTTGGGTTCGGGCATATCCGGCGATGACTTTATTGTTCCATCACATATCTTGTGCTGGCAATGTATTAACGAGCTAATAGCGAATGATGAACCCATAGACATATCAACCGTTAGAGCGAAGTATGTATCGCTGGATTCTGTTGATCCACTTACGTTTGATGATATATTGGATTCCTACGCTGTGCCGGATAATATCAGCCACTATGTGAAGGAGTTGCAAGAGTGTACCACTAAGCGCAAGATGATTAAGCTAGGCGTAGAAATGTGTTCACGCTCTAAGGAGGAAAACTCTGGCGAACTATCCGAGTACATCATGGGCAGGCTTTCCGATATGACGACTGCTTCTGGATATGAGTCCTCACGGGTCGCTAAGTTCTCGGACTATTCCAGCGCAATCAATGACTACATAAAAAATCCAGAACTATCAGCAGGTATTACTACAGGCTGGAAGCGTATGGATGCCCACTGGAAACATAGGCATGGAACATTGGTAATAGTTACCGGAATACCTTCGAGTGGGAAGAGCGAGTGGTTAGATCAGATCGTTATCAATGCCATACGAGATCATAAATGGAAGTATGCAATATTCTCGCCTGAGAACTATCCTTTGCAGAATCACTTCCAGAAGCTAGCAGAGAAGTTTGTAGGCAAGCCAATGTTTGAGCGCAATCATTATCCACCTATGAGCCAGAAAGAGCGTGACGGTGCCTTAAAACACCTTTCAGAGCATATCTCCATCATTACACCCGAAGAGTCGGGGATGACGCTGGATAGGTTGCTAAATAAAATACGGCTAATTAAGAAAAAGTATGGCTGCGATTCCTGCATCATTGATCCATATAATGAACTGGAACATAAACGATCACCCAAGATGAGCGAGACGGAATATATATCCGAGTTTCTATCTAAGCTGAGAAACTTTGGAAGGCTGCATAATATAGAAATGATTCTAGTAGCCCATCCTACCAAGATGATTCCGCTAGATAATGGGGACTATAGGGTGCCAACTCTTTATGATATATCTGGGTCCGCGAACTTCCGCAACAAGGCGGATGTAGGAATTAGCATCTGGAGATCATACCAAACAAACGACGGACAAACCGAAGTACACATAACCAAGGTGAGGGATAAGAATATAGGCTCTATAGGTAAGGTAGTATTCCATTGGGATTACATTACAGGAGCCTACACGCTGGCCGAGAGCATTGTATTATAAACGATGGAGATGAAATGAAAATAACAGCTATCCCATGTAAGTTTCAGGACCAATACGAGCATATAATAGTTCGTGATTATGGAGATAAAGTTACAGTCGTAAGGCCGTGCATAAATAAGCACGGGAAGTTAGACAACACGCGAATAGTGCTAACTGCTAATGGAGATATGAAGCCGGTGAGAGAGTGCGTATACGCCCATTCATCCATACATGAAGGGGTTGACTTGTTAACGTATGGAATGGACAGTAAACAAGCAGGAGAATGAAATGAATAAAGTTATAGAATCCTTAGATGCAGGCGAATCCATGATTGAGAAAATGAGAATAGACCCAAAATATAAAGAAGGGCTAATCGAACAAATCGGTGCGTTGATAACTAGCGGAATAGAAAGTTGGGTTGAAGCAGGAACGATTATTGCAACCATATTGGATGACGACCCTAATTCAATCGGAATGATTATTGATAAAACTGGACTTGATGAGCATATAATCATGCGATTCTATTCGCTAGGCAAACGAGGGATTCATCCGCTTATGCTATGTAGCTCGGCTCCCGGAATTAAGCGGCTAGCGTAATGTCCATATCATCAGCAAGAGAAATATCTATCCGAGCCTATATCACTGCTTTTAGCTAGTGGAGATAAGTTGCTAGTCAATGTAAAGGAATTAACCCCAGAGCAATCTAGGCAGACCTTCGCTAAGGATCACGTTAGAGGCGATTCTGAGCAAAAGGCGTGGCTAGAGTCGGAGAAGTCTATTATACAAGCTGAGGCTGCTAAACGCAGCTTTGATGCCGAGCCGCTTGGATACAGAATAACTGGTAAGACAGTTATGTTTCGGCGTGGATTATCACTAACCGAGCGCGAACTGAAAGACATACTTCTAAGGATGTAACATGAAGCCTAATGGAATTATCATAATTAGTAGGATGTACGGTCATCTCTATGTGAATCAAAGGATATTTAAGGCATGTAAGGAAGGTTCTCGCTATCGAATAAATAGCTATTGCACAACCTGTGGAATCAATGGGTTGTTTGTAGGAGGACATGAAAATGTAATAAACGGCAACCGGTCGGATTATCGCGATCACGATTATTATCACGGTAACCACTATGGAATGGAGATTGAATGGCCTAAATATACGGACACACCTAATACCTATGAAACACGCTGGAATAGGACGCCTAAACAACCAAGCGACATATTAACGGTTATATTCGCAGATAAGTTATTTAGGTGTCCTATATGCGGACGACTCGAAATCGAATATCCTGATGAAGAGAGTGCACTCCTTGATATAACATGGGATGTATATGATCATTCTCTGTATCTGCATGATAAGGGAGTAGGAGACATATTAGATGAGAATTACGATCGGTGGATAAAGGGAGGCTCTGGATATAAGAATGTTCAATATCGCCGCTGTGAATCGTGCAAAGAGGAGAAACTAACTAGGTTATCTTCTGCCATGAGAGAAAGATTTCCTCTTCACACACCTTGTTTTTACGAAAAGGACCCCATTGTCTATTCCGATATAGAGCGTATCAAATGGTTAAATGCACGTTATGGCCCTGAGTATGGACGCATGGTGGCCGACGCATTAGGTATAGGCAAGAAGGTTTCTAAGCGTTCTGCCATTGTAAAGGCAGCGGCTATTAGAAAGCTCAAACGCATCAAGAGGAGAATAACAAATCATGAGGTTGAGTTCTTCAAGATGCTTTTAGGCGTATCGAAGGTGAGAAGCATCTTTGAAAATACAAATAGCGGCCACACGTTATTGAAATATAGTTAATGGAAGAAAGTGAAGGTAAACATGAAGACTAGTAAAAAAGACTATGCGGGAAATTGCGAGTCGTGCAGGTATTTCGATCGAGTACATGAGGATGACGACTGGGGTGACTGTCGGAAGAATAAAGCGTGGTTTTCTAAAAACGACTGGTGCGGAGCGTATAAGAAGCGGGCAGAAAGCAATCCGTTCCTCTTTGCCCTGTGCGAGTTGATTATGGTTTCGGACCCGTGGCCAGCAAGCGAAAACAGCGAGGCAGAAGTCAAACGCGGAGCCGACAAGCTGGCCAAAGACGCAGGGTTTATCGACTGGGTTGATGCGTACCATCACAGGACAGGAGAGGTTCAGTAATGCCAACGGAATCATATACTTGTGCTTATTGTCAGCATGGTGCGCCTTACGCAACGAGAGCCGCATCTGTGAAGCATGAAGCTTGGTGCCCTATGAACCCGGAAACGAGAACATGCGCGACGTGCACACATTTCCTAATCCCGTCGTACCACAGAAGAACATTCGAGTGCAATGGAACGGGAAGCACGCGTCAGGCGTGGAAAGCGAACTGCGATAAGTGGGAGGCAAAGGGTGGCGATGCGCGGCTGCCGAAGGCGCGTTCCTCTAAACAGCTTTGTCCTGCTTGCGGTTCAGAATTTACCTTCCCGCCTAATCGTTACGGCATGAGCGAAATGGGCAGGGTCCTTTGCTACTGCCCAAAGTGCAACCTTATCGACGAACGAAAGGAAGGCTAAATGAGCAAGGAATACAACCCTTACACCGAAGAGAAGAAAGCTGTTCGTCTAAAATCATTCAAGGAAAAAGAACGACTGGCAAAGAAACGCCTCGCGATGTTTAAGGCGGATCCGAAAATGAAGCACCTAATTGGCCAAGCGCAGAATGATGTATGGTGGGCAATTCGATCCGGTGCTTTAAATGCCCCGTGCGATGGCAAGTATAAAGACAAAGCGAATATAGTGGCTCAGCAAGCCGTGGTGGATATTTTTGAGATGTTTCCGAACGACACCGATGAGGCTCGGAACAAAACGAAAGGTGAATTATGAGCGACAAAGATAAAACGACCGGAGCACCCCGCAGCCTCGATGGGCTGGTTAGCCTGCCGCTGGGCTTGGCTGAAAGCTTGCGCGATCACTGCGAGGATTTACGAGCCTTGCGTGATTGGTGGGAAGACGAACCCCGCCGAACGTATCAAGAGGATTACCGTCAGATGACAAAAGACCTCGATCAAATCATAAAAATCATTGAGCAGGCTAACGACATTGTGAGTCTCGGCGACTCAGAAGGAGTATGAAATGACTGAAAAGATTTATGATCAGCGAGAAGATTTACATCGCCTCAACAAGACGCGGCGCGCCGTAGACTCGACGAATCTGGTTTGCTGCTTAAAGGATGGTTGCCTTGAGATTGAGCGCGAAGTTACACTTGGCGGGAAAATTGGGTGGCAGGATCGAAAGTGGCATTTGTTTAACGAGTCTGGCGATAGTGGGAACATGGGTGCAGATTCGCTATTTTCACTCATCATCTCACTCGCACCCAACGCCAGTTAGGGCCATGTAGCCAATT